AGTTTGTGTACTGTCACTTTCCGTGTACACCACGGTTTTTGCCACATTGCCTTACGCTTTCTATACGCGCCAGTTCTTTAATGGTGTTCTAATAAGTTAGTGACTACTTTTCCAAAGTCACTTTATAGAGTTAGTCGATACTCTTACCCGAATCGACATAAACCCAGTTCCTAGGTCTTCTTTATTTATCCTTCAATTATTGTTCAGTTGATTAATTATGTGTTGTAATTCCACGTCGTTTTCACCTCTAATGATCCTGAAAATATTTTGATTGTAATTGATATTAATTGCGGTAATCTTCCGCGCCCCATCAGGGGTTTTCTTCTCGTTTCATTTCATTGATTTTGGTTTTTCTTTGGTTTCTTTTACTCTTTTTGAGTCTAACTAGTACCTATTTAGTAGGATATAGTTTATGTTTTGCCATTTTATTTACCCCGAGATGTGATTTGTTACTTTTCTTTTTTGAAAATCTTTCCGTATGGTTTGGAATAACAGAAGAAAAATAACGTTGAGAATTGTGTTGTTAATTTGATTTGATGCCTTTTTGTTTCTTGTTTGAGATTATGATGTCTTTGTTTCTGCTTTTTGAAAATCTATGCTGTAATTTTTGAGCCATGATAGAGTAAATTTGCGTTACTTTGATTAATTTTTGATTCTTTTTTCAGATTGGTTTCTTTTCTTTTTGACCCTTAGTTTGTGCCAGCTTGAATGCGCACGGGATAATTGCGACTAAAAAATAATTTCCCGACTTGCAGACACGTTGTGGTGGGATTGTAGTATAACATTGATCCCCGACTTATAGACTTTACGTTTCTTAGGGTTTGAATCCCGAAGTTACTATCTTGTATTGTCGCCAAGTTCCTCGTTCGAGAGGTGCAGTTAAATGTGCGATGAAACGGCTACCCTTGGTCAAGCTTTGTGTTCTTAATGTTAGGTAGATCGGCTCCCTGACACTGTTGTCTTTCCGGTACATCTGATGATTAGATTTGGATTTGTTTCTTTTCATAAGAGTGATTTCTGATGAGCCCCTTCTTTATGTTGGTTGCTATGATTTGGAATAACTATTTCTGTTAAATTTACCTCTTTTTAAAGAGTTTACTCAATGTCGAACACCCCAACGGTCGTGACCCTGAGCCAGGCTGTAACCAGTAATGGTCCAGCTAAAAAAAAAAATTTGCCATTTGTTCCTTTGTACCCCTATGGACCTGCTCCTAGAGAGTTCCATGAGATTCATCCAAAACGGTCTCCTGAGATTGTTGAATATACTGTACATACATTTTCAAATGATCGAGATCCCAAGTTACTGTCCTCCAGTTTTGTAGGGGATGACGATGGATATACTGATTACTCTATTGTCCGTAAGAGTGATGTTCGTCCCCTTAAGAATCCTGCTATTTCTCGCATTCAGAAAGAAGCTAAGTTGCCTACTTATGCTTCTTATCATCATGTTGATCCATTTTCATTGAAGAATGCTAAGGGCTTTATGGAGTTTAATACTTCAGAAAAGTTTCCTCAAGTTTCTTCGAGACTGTTTAAACGTGGCGTTTCTCAGTATCGTGCCAAGTGTTTTCTTGAGCACACTGAGAAATTTTTTGTCGTTGATATTACTTTGGTTTATCCTTATTCCAATGATGTATATGTCACAAGTTTTCTTGCTACCGCCAAGTGTTATCGTGTTCGTAGATCTTATTCTAGAGCTTTGAGTGTTTCTATTCAAGCTTTTCTCTCACATGGTCATACTATTTGTGGTCTTCATGAGGTTTCAGATATGGATCAGATAATGGGACTTGTTCCTTTTTCTGATAAGCGTGTTTTTTGTTCTAAGTCAGAGCGGTCCAACTATTATGGTCCTCGTGAGGATTTAAAAGTTGAGATGCTTGAAGAGAATATTTACACTGGTCCTTTTGCTAATGCTCCAAAGATGGAGAATGCTTCGTTTGACCATCCGTCTAAGATTTATCGAAAGAGATTTTTTGACAATTTTGTTTCTGCTACTCTTGATTATGAGGAAAATCCTTCTTTTAGGAATATGGCTAAGAAAGTTTCCGCTTCAATACAGAATGAACTTTCTAAGTTTGGTTTTACATTTTCCCCTGTTTATCATCAGTTACATCGTCTTCCTCTTACTAAAGGTTTTTTGGCTCGTTCCATTTTTACTCCTGGTTCAGAGGCTGATGTTTTCATCTCGAAGAATGAAGATATCATGGATATGATTCAGTTGTGGTGTTCTTTTATTTATGCCGCTGTTCATGTTAAGACTCCTCTTGAAATGTACTCTTTGATTTATATGTTCTTGTCTACTCAAGGTATTTCTATGACAGATAAAATGGTCGTTGCTGCTTCTTTTTCTCTTTTGAAAGGCTTGTATGACATTAACCAGTCTGTTACTCAAGAAGATGAGTTGATTGTTGAATCATATGATGATATTGCTGCTCCTATCACGGGTCCTTTGAAAGGTTTTGTTTCCATAATGAATCTTACAATCGATAGTTGTGCTACTGATGCAATTAAGGAGTTACTCGTTTCTGCCTCTGCATTGAAAATGATTGAAAATCCAAATGTTGTTGCAGGTATTCGTCGATGGTTTGGTAAATCTGGGTCTAGTACTGTTGTTGGTTTGATCCAGGATCTTGTCAATTCTCTTATGAAATTGACGAGAATCGCTGAATTAATTCATGAAGGAATTCCATTTTCTGAGGCGATTTTTCAAGCAGATCCTGTGCAAGCGATGATTACGCGTGCTAGGCGCATTTTGTTGTTTAAGAATCGCACTTATACTGGTCTTCCTCTCGAAGGACATATGGATCAGTGTGAGTATCTCAAGGAGGCTATTGAGATTAACACTTTCTTTGAGAGTGTTGTTAAGAAAATGTCTCCTAATTCCAGACATTTTAAGGATTCAAATTCTTGTTATTTGGAATTGACTGATTCTATTCTTGAGAAGAAGGCTGCGGCTGATTCCAAGATGCGATGTACTCCGCTTGCTTTTCTTACCGTTAGTCCTCCTGGCACTGGCAAATCCTCTTTGGTTAATTTGCTTTTTGCATTGATGTCTCTTGTTCGAGGTCGAAAACATTCTGATGATTTGATTTATAATCGTCAAAGAGATCAATTTTGGGAGAATTATGACCAGTCTTATCCGTATTTACGGTACTCTGAGGCTGGTAGCAAGCATTCTGATATTGTCGCAAAGGCCGGAGATGATTGGCTCGATGAATTTTGTTCTGTTGTCGATTCTCTCCCTTACGCTGTTCCTATGGCTTTTGATAAAAAAGGAAAAGTATTTTGTCTCGCTGAGATGGTGGTTCTTGATTCCAACACTAAGGGATTAAATGCCAAACAGGCTGTCAACAACCCTGCTGCAATTGCGCGCAGAGTTATTGTCATTGAGCCTACTGTTAAACCTGAATATCGTGATGGAACTACTCCAATGTTGGATGCCTCAAAATGTAATGATGGTTCTTTGCCTATGGATCGTTGGTTCTTTAAGGTTACTATTAACAAGGCACTCTCTTCCAAGATTTATCGTGAAGATGTTATCCTAGAAAATGGAGATATCCACTCCTTTGTTGACTTGATCACATCTTTGATGAAATCGCACATCGCTATTCAGACTGATTATCTTTCTGTTAGAAATGCGCTTGATCTTACTCTCTATGGGAAGAATCGGCGTGACCCTGCTCGGGATGCGCGAAATGAGATTTCTCAATGGCTTGGTCAGGAAATTGGTTCGAGTTTGAATGGTAAGGATTTTATGAAAATCCAGAACCTTGTACGAGATTTTGCTGATGTTCCTTACAAAGGAGCTAAGAAGATTGAACCACGAATTACTTCTCCTTATGATTGTTTTGATCGTGTTGCTAAATCTGATGATTTTGCTACAGAAGGATTGTTGAAGATAATAAATTCAGATCGTGAATCTGATGAGAAATTGTCTAATGATGATCCTGAATCTGCATTGGAGATAGCGCGTTTAGCAGAGACTTTAGCTGCATATTATGATTCGGATATTGATTCTGATGATGATTTGAAGACTGAGTCTTTTGTTGAGGATGTTGGATTTCTGACCAAGCATGTTTTTGCACCAGAAATGGTTTCTACTGTTCGTCATTGGTGCCATTATGTATATACTGGTTTCCATGCTTCCTCTTTTGCTTTGCAAAGTGGAGCGTATTTGCTTGGATGTAGTTTATTTTCAACGTTTTTACGTGTTTTGATTTTTTTTAATCCGAATTCGATGACAGCTATTTCTTATCAGTTCTTCCGGTATTTCCGGAATGTTTCTTTTTTGATTGGTCTGTTTTCGCATTTTTTTGGGATTTTTCCAGCATTACCATTTTTTCTTGGAGCTTATTGTGTTCAGGGATTCTTCTCTTTGAGTTCTCTTGTTACTTTGAAGAGGCTTCAAGGAGCATATGATTGGTGCTCGCGATTGATTGGAAAATCATATCGCGATATAGCTGGTTATATTGGTTTTGCTGCACTTGATTTTACGCTTGCCAGTAATTCCGTTGTTCTTGGAAGTGCTGTTCTTCTCAGCGTTGGTGCTCTTTGGTTTCTTCCTTCCTGGATGACTAGGTTTTTTGCCACATTTAGGACACAGGATAAATCTACCTTTCGTACTGAATCTGTTTCTAATGAGAGACTTAATAATCTTGAGGAGAAGGTTCGCGCTGGAAGTTCTGAAGAACGTATTGAAATTCATGGACAAAAGACCTGGAATTCTAGGATCATTGTTGATAAAGCTAAATTTCATGGAGATCCGTTGGAGATGTATGCCTCATTGTCACGTCGCATCGTCCGTTTTGCATGTTTGAAAGGAAATGTTGCTCGTCACGGGTACATTCTTGGATGGTGTGGTCCGTATGCTGTTACCAATACTCATTTGTTGTTTGGTGGTGAATCGGATGTTACAATCATGATGTCATTGAATGGTTCTAATCCTATTCATGGTGGTTGTCCAACTGAAAATGTTGTATTATCACCTAAATTGATACAGAATCTTGGTAATGACGTGAGCGTTATACACTTACGTACTCGCAAGTTTGCGAATGTTGCGGTGCACGTCACCAATTCTCGATCTCATGCTAGTTGGGCTGATGCTGTTGTTGATGCTGTTCAAGTGAAAGCTAGTTTTTCAGATAAACCCACTGTTGCTAAGAGTGCTGATGGAGAGGTAGTTTACCTCAATTCATTCGTTTATTCTTGGCCAGATCATGCTGAAGGCAAATGTGGTTTACCGCTTTGTTATCGAGTTGATACTGGTTATCAGATTGTTGCTATTCATGCTATGGGAAGTCTTGCCTCAGATGAGGCTCGTGCTACTCCCTTGGTACGTGATGACGTGCAGCGAGCAATTGAGGAGATTAAATCTAGGTGCCTTTTCTTGCAAAATTGTGAGGAGGTTGTTCCTAATTTGGACTTCTCTACGCACTCAAGTAAGTCTGCTTTTCGGTTCGAGAATTTACAAGGGTTGGAAGATTTTGGGAAAGTTCCCGGTCCTGTTTTGGCTAATCAAGAATCTCGTTTGATTAAGAGTTATCTCAATAAGAGTGTTTATCCACTTTTTCATGAGAAACTTGGTTATGTCGCTGATCAGTTTTTTGGACCTCCAATGATGAAAGCTCGACGTAATCCCTATTGCAATCCTATTAACAATGGGATGAAAAAAATGTCATGTCAGCGTAAATCTCTTGATCCTGTTGTTCTTGAAAAGATTATTTCAGTTCTTACTTTGCGTATTGTTTCTGGATTGAGATCTGATGGAGTGAAGGAGTTGCGTCCTTTTAATCTTGAGACTGCTGTCAATGGTGATCCTAATAACCCTTTTTTCCGGCGTATTGATTCATCAAAGTCTGCCGGATTTGGATGGCGTGGGAATAAAAATATCCATATTCCTATTGTTGAGGAAAAGGATGATTGTATTGTTCGTGAGCCTACAGAGGAGTTGAAAGATCGCATGGCGAACATCATCGATGGTTATCTTGATGGTAAAATTGCTGGTTTTGTGTATTCCGCGAATTTGAAAGATGAACCACGTGAGCTTTCTAAGATTGAGAGTGGAAATACTCGATTGTTTTATGCTTCTCCAATTGATGCTTTGTGTGCTGCTCGTATGTTTTTGGGACCTTTTTATGTTCTCATGGTTATGTATGGTCATACGTTTTGCACTGCAATAGGTACAGACATGCATCGTGATGGTGGGAAGATTTATCGAAAGTTGAAGAATTTTTCTCAATTGATCATGGAAGGAGATTACAGTAAGTATGATTTGCAAATGCCGATTGATATTGGCCTTGCTGCTAATACTGTTATCTACAATGTTTTGAAAGAATTTGGTTACAATGAGGAAGCATTGGAGTGTGTTCGTGGTATATTATCTGATTCACTTTTTCCTTTTGTTGAAATTTTGAAGGACGTTTTTTGCCTTCCCGGCCTTCAGCCTTCAGGGAAATATGCAACTGCTGAGGATAACTCTTTACGAGGAATTCTTTTACAACTGTATGCGTGGTATTCTCATCCAGTTTTGAGACATCTTGATTTTTTTGATTACGTTTTGCCTCTCGTGTATGGAGATGATTTGCTAGCATCAGTCAAGCCTGAAGTCTCTGAGTTCTTCAACAACGTCACTTATAGTGCGGATTGTTGGAATAAGATGGGAATGGTTTTTACTTCCACGTCTAAAGGGGACATTTCTGAACCTTTCGTTGATCCTGATACGATGTCATTTTTGAAGAGGAAGTTTAAGTTTCATGAAGCTGTTGGTGATTATGTTGCTCAATTGGATATGAATTCCATTTTGAAGACGTTAGCCTGGAATTTGCCTTCTGATTCAGTTGGTCCTGATGAACAAGCTTTGTCTGTGCTACAGAGTTGTTCTCGTGAACTATATTTTCATTTATCTGAAAAGAAGTTCACTTCATTGCGACATGATTTGATTGATAAATATTGTGAGAAATTCAATGTGCAATTTGATCAGGTCCACCAGAAGATTCCAACATATCATTTTTTGACTAGCGAGTTTGCCCTCGTAGTGGAATCTAAAGAAGAGAATGTTCGTCATTTTCATTCACATATGGAACTTCTTGCTGAGCATTATCGAAAGATTTCTGAACGAATTCTTGAGATTACGCCACAATATAATGAATTTGTGAAGTTGTTTGATGGTGATTCTGTTTATGAGCTGAAATGTTCATCTAGATATTCATCGGATAAAAATTTCCGTGATCTTGTGGATAAATATTCCGTTCTTGCTGATGAATATGAGACCCTCGTTTCAACGAGTAAATCTGTTCATCGGGTTCGTAGGAAGAATTCGAAGCTTTCTCTGGAATCTCGTCAGGAAAACGTTGGACAGTTGTCAACTAGTTCCAGTATTGATCATGAGATGAAGATGGTTTCTCTTCAAGAAATAGCTGGTGAAGACCCTGATGTCTCATCAACTGGTATTACTCAAAGTGTTCCTTTGATTGGTAAGACTTTGATTTCTTTAGATGAGTATTTTGCTCGTCCACATCAGTTGATGGAATTTGTTTGGCCTATTGCTACTCCTGTTTTTGAGACATTTCCGATCTGGCAACAATATTTTATGCGACCTGTTATTCGTGAGAAGATTCATAAGTATGGCCTTTTAAGGTGTAACTTGAATATGAGAATTACAGTGTCAGGAATGCCATTTCATTACGGTAAACTTATTGTTGCATATTTTCCAATGTTTACAGAACATCCACCATCGTTTAATTATGTTTCCACGAGTTCGACGACGAGTCCTGGCTTGTTGAAGATGCTTTCAGCAACTCCTGGTGTTCGTACGATCGACGCCAAGGATAATAAACCATTGGACATGAAGTTTCCTTATGTTAATTATGCGCCTTTGATTAGGTTGTATAATCAATCTACTTCGGTGATTGGTTCTGGAACTGGCTTTGGTGACATCAATTCAATGGGACAAGTTGTAATAGCTTCATTAAATCAGCTTCAGGCTGTTTCTGCTGGTGCCTCATCTGTTTCTGTTATGGTTTATGTATGGGCGACAGAGGTTGAGCTTTCAGGTCCAACAAATACGCAAATGACGATTGTTACAGAATCTCGTGATGAGAGGATCTCTGGTCCGATTGAAAAGCTATCGAGTGCGATGGTTGGGATTTCAAATGCTGCCTCTGTTATCCCCACGATCGCTCCATTGGCGAAAGCCAGTTCAGCTGTTTTCCAAGGAATACAACGTGCTTCTTCCTTGTATGGAATGTCTGATCCAACTTTGAATACGGCTCCTATGCGTGTTAAGAATGAACCGTTTCAAAATGCTGTTAATGTTATCGGTTATGACACTGGACATCGACTTACTATGGATCCAAAACAGGAGATTTCTGTTGATCCTAGAAAGGTTGCCGTGGAAGAAGATGAAATGGCGATTGCATCGTTTGCTGCTCGAAAGGGTTTGATTAGTCAGGTTGAATGGCATCACACTGATGTTCAAGATACTGCTTTTTGGGAAGTAGCCGTTAATCCAATTACACATGAGGCTGTGGAGGTTGATACGACATCGTTTGTTCAACCTTCTCCATTGGGCTACGTTGCTGCTCCTTTTTTTTATTGGAGGGGTGATGTTGACTATACTCTTCAGTTGGTTATGTCACAATTTCATCGTGCAAAGCTTGGAATAGGTTTTACTCCTGATGTGTCACAGTATTCGTTAAATGCCACCAATATTTTTATTGATGGCATTAATGCGATAACTGTTGATATTCAAGAGCAACAAGAGATTACCATTAGAGTTGAATGGATGCAAGGAAGAGCATGGTTGCGCGTGAATACAGACACCTTGGCTTATTACAGCATACCTCTTATTGTCAACAATACCCAATTGTTTGATTATGCTAATGGAGTTTTGTGTTTGTTTCCTATAACTCGTGTTCAGTCTCCAGATGATTCGGATGTGACTATCAATATTTACAATTCATCTCAAAATATGCATTTCAATTTTCTCTCAGAGGATGGAATTCCGCGAAATATTGATTATATTGTTGAGTCGAGAAGTGAAATTGTCGATGCTCCCGTTATGGTTTTGAATCCTACTTCTTCAAATGTTGGAGATTTATATTTGAACCATTTTGGTGAGGCATGGATGTCAATGCTCCAAATGTGCAAGAGGTTTGAAACTACCAATGCTGTCAATGTTCCAGCTACGGATGCTGATTGGGGCACTGTTATGTCTGCACGTATGAGTATTATTCCCTTCTTATCACCATCTGATGGAGTTCCTGATGGCGGTCTTCCGAATATTATGGATTTTGTTAAGATGCCGTTTCTGGGACAATCTGGAGGTTTGAAGAAGCGATGTCGCTTCGTAGGTCTCGATCCTGCTGGTGCGACTGCGAGAATACAAGTTTCTCTTGATCCTCCTCTTGATTCAAATCCATCTTATGCTGTTTCACATTTTGATGATAGTTCGATTTCAACGTTGGCACGTGGTTCAGGAGCTTTTGTTCCAGCAACTAATGGTGGAGTTGAGTTTGAAATCCCATTTTACACGAACAATCTTTTTGTTCCTGCTGCTCAATTTGATGCATATGGTTCTGGTGCTCCTGCGTTTGATCATATGGGGATGAGATCATATTTGTGTGAGATGGAATGTCGTTCTGGCAATTCAGGTGGAATTTTTGTGGAAGAAACTGCCGTTGGGGAAGATTGGAGATGTTTCAGGTTTGTTTGTATACCTGGACATTCATTTGTTTCCTCATAAAAAAAAAAAAAAAAAAAAAAATTATTTTTTTTTTTTATGAATTTAAAAAATTTTTTTTATT